TACACCACCGCCGACCGGCTGCTGGCGATCTTCGGCGTCGGCAACCATTCCGCCGCCATCCGGCCCAATGAGGTGGAGGAACTGCTGCGCAATGAGCGCGGCTTGGCCGAACGCGTCTATGGTCTGGGCAACCCGCCCAAGGCCAAGGAGCTGGGCAACAGCCGCCCCGGCGACGGCTATCGGTTCCGGGGCAGCGGTCTGCTGCAAACCACCGGCGGGTCGAATTTCCAGCGGATGGGCGACAAGGCCGGGGTTGATTTCTACAACCATCCCGACCTGATCGTCGCCCCCGAACATGCCCTGAAACCGGCCCTGCATGAGTGGGGCGAGGGCAACCTGAACGCCGCTGCTGATGTCAACTCCATCCGGACCATCACCCGCCGGATCAACGGCGGCTACAACGGTCTGGATGACCGGCAAGCGTGGTTCCGGAAGATTTGGCCGCTGGTCAACGACGGGGCTGCGCCGCCGATGGCTGATGATCGGGTGCGGGCGATGGGGTTGCGCTGATGGCCGCCCTGTCCAGCATCCTGCGCAGCGCCGAAGGCAACCGGCTGATGTTTCGGTGTCCCGGCTGCGACGCTGCCCACGCCGTCCGTGTCGGCCCTGGCGGCGGGTCTGGCTGGAGCTACAACGACAACCCCGACAAGCCGACATTCACGCCGTCGATCTTGGTCAACCCCGGTGGCGAGACGCCCGGCGTTCCGACCTGCCACAGTTTCGTGACGGATGGCCGAATTCAGTTCCTGGGCGATTGCACCCACGCGCTGGCTGGCCAGACGGTCGATATCCCCGATTTCGACGCCAACTGAACTGTCAATCAACGCTTACCAGCTCGATCCGCCCGCGCCGCTCTGGTCGCGGGCCTTTTCATGCCTGAAAGGAGGCATCCATGCCCGACTGGTTTCTCCAGGCCCTGGGTTACGCCACGATCTACGCCATCGTCGCAAAGGCGATCCTGGCAACCACCCCAACCCCGCCACCCAACACGATCATCGGGAAGGCGTATCGCGCGCTCGAATGGTCGGTGCTCGTGATCGGGCGAGTGAAGGAAGGAGCGGGCCAATGACATTCCTGATTGGCCTTCTCGGCACGCGGGGCGGGGCCGTGGGGGTTGCCGCCCTTGCGGCGCTGCTCGCCATCGCCGTCGGCGCCCAGTCGCTTCGCCTGTCGTGGTCGGAGGCCGACGTCGCCGCGCAAAAGGCCATCGTCGCCCAGCGGGACGCCGCCATCGCCACCCAGAACGCCGCCATCGAGAAGATGCGCGCCGACGGTCTGGCCGCGTCCCAAGCCGCATCACAGCGCGCCGCAGTGGCCCTGAAACCCCACCCGAAACCCAACACCGCGACCGTGGAGGCGCTCAATCAATGGCTCATCTCTCCCTGATCTTCTGCGCCGTCCTGGCGCTCGCCGCCTGCGCGTCGGAACCGCCGATCCGCGTCGAGCTTCCGGTCCCGCAGCGCCTGGAGCCGCCCGCCGAGTTGATGGCGGCCATCCCGCCGCCGGGACGCATCTTCATGGCCCCGTCCGCGTCGTCGGTCGCCTGCGTTGATCCTGCCGGGCGTGATGCGCTGGTCAACTACGTTGATGCCCTGCGACGGCTGATCGATGGGTTTCGGGCGTGGGCGGGGCCGTGAGCAAAAACGCAGCCGTTGTTAATGCGGGAAATTCTAATTAGTGTCACAACCGTCTTGAACGACGGCCAACACCTACTCCAGGAGCCGTTACCGGAAGCCCGCGCTGACTCAGCAGCGCGCCGGGCGGGGGTAAAATGCGTTCACTGAGACGACCGGGGGTGTGAGCCGGTTCGGGGCGCGAGCAGATAGGGATGGGCACGGCTACAGTGGCGGGGTGATCGCGACACCCCGCTGCGCACCCGTCACGCGGGCTGTGCGGCGGAACGATGGATTGTCACTGGGCGGGGATGATCTGATTATTTTCCATCCCCGCTTACATCCCCGCATCTTCATCCTTCCAGATGAAAAGTGCATTCTATACCATGAACAAAATAAGAATAAAAAGCGCACATATTCAGAATATTACGCGATCCCCTGCCCTCCGAAGGCAGAGGCCGATGGTTCGAATCCATTCGGGTCCGCCAACGAATTCAAGGGGTTAGACGATCAGTCGTCTAACCCCTTTTTCGTTGTGTCAGTGCTGTGTCAGCAACGCGGCGGAAGTCGTTCAAACGAAAAACTCTTCGTCGTCCACGTCCAAATCATAGATTGAGCCTCCCGCGTCGCCGTGCTGCGCCAGCGATACAGCGATGGCGCAGGCAACGGCCCCGTCGATCCGCTCCCGCGCCTTGCCCTTGCTGAACAGACGGTTGCCCGCCCGGTCGGTCTCGACTTGGATGTTGTCGAAACACCAGCGCAGCACCTCATGCCCGCCGTGCTGAAACTGGCGTCCGACGATGGCGCGTTCAAGCTCCTTGATGGCCGGCGCCATGGTGATCCAGCCTTGCCGCACCTCCACAGCCGGATAGCCGTCTTCGGTCAGTGTGTTCAGGGTGGAGCGGGCAAGGTGTGGGTCGATTCCCACCGACACCACGTTGAAGCGGTCGCACAGGTCGCGGATGCAGTCCTCCACCGCGCGGAAATCGACCACGTTGCCCGGTGTCGGCTCAATCAGGCCGTCATCCGCCCAGCGGACATAGGGCACCCCGTCCCGGTCCTGTCGGGTGCGCAGATTGTCGCCAGGACAGAAGAAGTGCGGCAGCACCGCATAGCCCGTCCCGACACGCCAGCACGCCACCACCACCGTCAGGTCTGAATTGCTCGACAGGTCCACGCCCAGCCAGCACGGCGCGCCCGCCAGCGCGTCGAGGTCGAGCGGTTCGGACCCTTCGTCATAGACCGGCATTTCAACAAACGGGTCGGTCGAGTGGTCGAGCCAGACGTTCAGGTGCAGTTGCCGGAACGCCTCCCGATCCGCCGGGCGGTTCTCTGCCTCCCGTGCAAGCTGGCGCAGACCGTCCAGATCGGGGAAGCCATGGGCAAGGCCGGGGTTGGCCCGGAACCACACCGACTCGTTGCGCCAATCCGCATCGGGCGCGGTCTCGAACAGCACCGGCAATGTGCCGGGGTCGTCGATCTCGCCACGGGCGACGCGGCGGGCATAGTCCACGATGTCGTGGGCGACGTTCTGTTGCCCGCGCCCGGCGGTGGTGATGACCACGGACAGGGAACCGGGCACCTTCACCAAGCCGGTGCGGATCACGTCCCACAGATCGCGCTTGGGCCATGCGTGCAATTCGTCCACCAGGGCGAAGGTGGGCGTGGTGCCGTGAGAGCGGGCGGCGTCGCAGGAAATAGCGCGAAGCTGGCACCCGGATTTCGGATGCTCGATCCGGTGGCGATAGTCGATGAAACGCAGCACCTTTTCGATCCGGCCATCCTCCCGGCAGATGCCTGCGGCTTCCTCAAACCCGATGCGCGCCTGCTCCCGATCCGACGCGGCGAACAGCGCCAACCCGCCGGGCACCCGCTCCGGGCCGATGGTGTGCAGCAGCCCCAGGCCAGCGCCCAGGCTCGTTTTGCGCCCGCCGCGCGGCAGCAGCATGACGACGTTGCGCACGATCCGCCGTCCGTCCGGGTGGCGCGGGCCGTAGATGCGTCTGACCAGTCGCTCTTGAAAGTCGTGAAGCCGGAAAGCCCGCTTGGGCAGGGTCGATTTCGGATGGCGCAGGACGCGCAGGAAATCGACGGCCCGTTGACCATAGCCCAGCGGGTCGGGGATGTCGGAGCCGTCAAAAATCCAGGCGGGATAGGTCGTGGTCACAGGTCGAGGTCCGACAGGTCGTCATCGTCGTTGCCGGTGGGCGTGGCCTTGTTGCGGCTGGCCGGGGTCAAGCCCAACTCAGCCGCCAAGCGGCGGGATTCGGTCAGCGCCTGGAACATGGTCTGAAAGGCCGGGTGCCGCTTCACGTCGCCTTTCTCGTTGGTGATGTGGTCGCCCTCGGCGGCAATCGTCGTCTGCATGCGGCGGACGGTGCCAGCGGCCAGACAATAGGCTTCCAGCATGGGGAGGTCTTCGCGGGTGATCGTTTTCCGGGCGCGCAACCCCGGCACCACCCGACGCCATTCGGCCTTGGCCTCGGTCGGCAGCCAGGACGGCGCAGGCGGCAACCGGGCAAGCCCGCCGTCAATCGCCTTCAATTCCGGTTTCCGTCCACGCATCGCACACCTCCGTTGCCCATTTGCTCAATTCGGCTCTCTCGGGAAGAAGACCCCCATCCGGTACTCGGCCCCATCCCCCTAAATTCGGAACCCCCTATCCCCAAACCATTGCTATTCATGACTTTTTCCGTGCGTCTTGCGATTGTGATGCAGTCGGCAGAGCGTTTGAAGGTTGGACGGGTCAAGACGACGGTCGGGCCGATCCTTAATGCTGACCTTGTGGTCAACGTCCACGCCCTCGGTCGATCCACACACCACGCAGCCGGGGTGCGTCTCCAGATGGGCGCGGCGCAGGCGATACCACTCCGAGTCATAGCCGCGCGCGTGACGGTCGGGCCGGGCAGCCTCCACAGCCTTGGCGCAACGCGGGCATTGCCGCCCGGCGGGGATGATGGAGCCACACTTGCAGATGCGGGGAGCGGCGTAGGGCATGGCGTCATTCCCCCTTGCCGCGCCGCGCATTGCGAACGCGATAGAGAAGAAGAACGATGGTGAGGCACAGGATAACGAGTTGAAGCGCATCGCTGACGGTTCCGAGCAGGGAACCGATGGACAGGCCGCTGGTCGGAATGGCGAGGTCGGTCAGGGTGTGTTGCTGCGGCATGGTTTACCCCAACACCCGCAGTTCGATGCGCACCAGTTCGCCGCGCACGTAGATCGGCCCGACGGCTTCGACATTGCGGGTGCGGCCCTGGATCACCACCTTGTCGCCCTTCTTCGGCACCCGCACGTCGCCGAAGGCGGATGGCGATTGCGCCCCCGGCCATTGCGCCCGCTCGATGCCAGTGGGCGACAGGATAACCAGCGAATCGGTTTGCGTGATGCTGCCCACCAGTTCCTCGGGTTTGTAGCCGCGCACCATGGCCTTGCATTCCACGTCGAACGAGACTTGGGGCGTTGTGCCGGTGGTGCGGCGAAGGATGACAGTCTCCCCCGCGCGGGCAAGGGCACGGTCGAGGGCGGCAAGTTCGGGGGTCATCGGACGGCCACCCGAACGGACAGCACCGCGCTGGCATAGGTGCCGGTGGTGATGATCTTGGCGCGCAGTCGGTCGCCAAGGATGCCGTCCACCACGCTGTCGTCGGCAAGGGCGCCGTCCGACGGGGTGGCGGGGGTGCCCTTGGGCGTGAGGGCGGACAGGTTGACCACCTTCACGGCGCCCGTGGTGGTGAAGGCGAGGCAAGCCACGTCAATCCAGGTGGTGCCTTGATCCAAGCTGGTCGCCACATAGACCTTGGCCGTGGCGCCCCCGGTGCCCATCGCAAGCCGCGCCTGGATGGTGACGGCGGTCACGCCCTCCAGGTCCAGAATGGGCGACTGCGCTTCGTTGATGGCGGTGGTGATGGCGCGGTCAGCAAGCGCGTAAGTGCCGGGGTTGAGCATGGCGATCACCCGATGAACGGTTGACGATGGGGCGCGAGAAGCCCCTCGACGTCAGGCGGAAGGGACGCGCCCGCACCAAAGCCGCCAACCCAATAGGTGGTGGACAGGACACCCGACACGTCTTCGGAACGCACCAGGGGATCGCGGGATCGGGCGAACCATCCCGCCTTGACCAGCATGAGGGTTGCCTGTTCCACGTCTTCCGGGAGGGTGCGACCGGGCTTGCCGGGCAGAACGTAGCCGGTGGCGTACTCCACCACGATCTTGCCCGCCGACCAGTCGCGGCGTTGATCCGATCCGCTCAAACGGTAGAGGAAGCCCTCCCCATCCTCGGCCTCGAAATCGTCAGTGGTCAGCGTGTTCCCCGACTCCGTGACGGAGACGATGGACACCACCGACCAGCGCGACAGGGAGAGGGTTGCGACGGGAGCCGACAGGCGGAAGGTTTCCCGCACCGTTTCCAGGGCGAAGACGCGGCCACACCAACGCCGAACGGTGGCGCTGGCACGGTCGATCAGGTCCGACAGGAAGCCGTCATCGGCGCCCCCCGACAGGCGCAGTTCGGCCTTGATCGCGGCCAAGGTGGTGAGACGGTGCGAGTCGGCGGGGGTGATGACGGTCAGCATGGCGCGCCTCACACCGGCGGGTTGCTGGTGGGCGCGTTGACCGGATGCCCCAGGATCGCCACGGCCCCCAGGTTCGCGGCGCTGGCGTTGCCGGTGGGGGTGATGGTGAGGCGCTGGTAGCGCTTGCCCCCGACATAGCCCACCTTCCGCGCCTTGCCGTCGTCGGCGAAGGTGAAGCCCGCCAGCGCCTCGGTTCCGACCAACAGATCATCGGGCACGTCCACCGCGTCGGACAGGTTCGCCGCGTCGCCATGCTCGACCAGAACGGCAAAGGTGGCGTCCGCGTCGGCAAGCGTGCCGGTCAACAGGACGAAGGTCACGGAGCCATAGCCCAAACTATCCACGACGGCGGAGACGACGGCGGTGTTGTCGCTGGTCGCCGCGCTCGGCGGGATGATGTTGACCGGGGTGATGTTGTTCAGCAGGTCGCGCATGGGGGTTCCTCCTTCAGCTCGCGGCCACGATCAGCTTGCGCAGGGCTTCCGATTTGCGGACACCACCGGCAACCCGCTTGCGGGCATGGAAACGGCACTTGCCCTTGGTGCGCTGGGTCAGATCGTCGCGCAGCAGGGAGAAGCCCACCCGGTCAAACACGCGATAGCCTTGCGCGAAGTCACCGAACACCACCGGAATGTTGCCCGCGCCCACGTCGGGCATATCGGGCAGCTCGACGCAGGGCCTCCCCAAAATGGTGGTGACGGGGGAACCGGCCAGCCCGGTCATGGACAGCAGATATTCGCCCGTCGCAGTCTTGAGCTTGCGAACGGCCCCCAGCGTGGCGGAGTTCATCCCCCACACGGCGTTGGTCCGGTAGGGCGACGGCAGAGCGTGGAACAGGTCGATCAGCGCGTCGGCGGTGATCTTCGCCGCGTCGCCGCTCGCCACGGTCGGAATGGTGGCGTCGCTCATGAAACCCATGGGGCGCTTGACGCCGTTGCCGGTGACGAACGCCTCCCCCTCCGCCTGTCCGAACTCTTCGGCCAGATCGGCGGCGAGTTCCGCGAAGATGTCCACGGCGGCGTCTTCCAGCGTGCTGAACGCCACATCGACATAGGCGTTCAGTTCCTTCACCTCATAGGCCGACTTGCCGTAGCGGCTGCCGGTCTCGGTGTCGTCGCGGTCTTCCAGTTCCTCCACCCACGTCGCGGTGGGTCGGCCAATCCGCTTGGGCAGTTCCACCGATCCGCGCGCCGTGTTGCGCACCGTGGCGAGTTGGCGGACGGGCGACCACAGGACGATGTTCTTGTCCACTTCCGTGATGAACTCGGACGGGGCCAGATAGCCCGCGCTGGTGTCGTCGCCCGTGCGCAGGGTCTTCACCTCGCCGAACTCCATCCCGGCGGTTCCACCCCGGAGGTAGGATTCAAACGCCTTGCGTTCGGGCGCGGCGGCACCCGTGGCGTCCGTGGTTGGGGCGGTTCCCGGACGGCGCAGCGCGGTTTCCACCTTGCCCAGACGGTCAGAGAACGGAGCCAGGGCGGCGGTGATGGCGGCGGCCATCTTGGTCTCGGCCCCGGCCACCAGTTCGGCGGTTTTGGTTTCCAACGCGGCCAGATCGGGCGCGGCGGGGGTTTCATTGTCCATGGTGTTCTCCTGATGAATGACCGCGCCAGCGGCCAGAGCGCTTTTGACGCTGGTGATGGTTGCGTTGGGAGAAGCCGGGACGGCCACGAGTGAAATCTCGTAGAGGTCCACCTCATCCAACCGCCGGACGCCACCGGGCAGTCGGGTGGCCTTGATGGTGCGGAAACCGATGCTCAAGCCGGTCAGCGCCTTGGAACGGGCCAGGGCATAGGCTTCATCCCCCGTGCTGGTCCCCAGGGTCAGCCGCCCGGCCACCGTCAACCCCTGCGGGGTTTCCTCAACGCGGTCCCACGCCCCGACAACCGCCGCCGGATCGTGGCTCAACAGCATGGCGGGCATGGTCCCGCGCGCCTTATGTTCGGCCAGGGAGCGGGTGAAGGCGCCGGGAGCCACGATGTCGCGCACACGGTCGGGCGAACCGCCGAAGGGCGACGCAAGCCCCTCAATCAGCCCGGCGGCGCTGGGGGCGAACTTGAACTCTAGGTCAAGCCGTTCCATTGGCGGCTCCCGTGCCGGTCGAGGTCGGGGCGGGCGCGGTGTTGACCGGACGCATGAAGGTTTCGCCCCCGGCGTAGGGCGGGCGGTTCTCCATGGCGCGGGCTTCGTTCGGGTTCAGAATGCCCGACGAAATCGCGCCGCTCATCGCGGAGAAGCGGGCGGCGATGTCGGCGCGGGCCAGATCGTCCACCAGAAATTCAAAAAAGAGGGTGTCGCGTTCTTCGGGCGTAAGCAGCGTGATCGCCATTGCGTCGCACCACAGGCGCAGGATCGGCAGCATGCAGAAGGTGAGGAACTGTTGTCCCATGCTCTCGGCGTTCGCGTGGGTGGCGCGGTCCATTTCGTTGACCAGATGCAGCGGCACCCGCCAAAAACGGCTGACTTCCTCCACCTGAAAACGCCGCATCGCCATGGTTTCGGCGTCCACGCTGTTCAACTGGATTTGGGTGAAATCCATGTCGTCGTCGAACATCATCGTCCGGTGTTCGGCGTCCGCTCCCGAATAGAAGCGGGTGAACAGGGAGCGGATGCGCTGCAACGCCTCGGGCGTCTTCTTGCCCTTGACCTTCAGAATGCCCGATGGCTTTGCGCCGCGACCGAACAGCCCGGCGCAATGGGCCTCCAACGTCAGAGACAGGCCGATGGCTTCCCGGCCCAGCGTGACGGGCGACGCGCCTTTGTGGACGTCCAGCCCCACGCCCCGGATGTGCAGGATCTCGGATCGGTCGTAGTCGCGGGCGGGCAGAGCCGGGTTGCCGGTGGCGACGCTGTAGACCGGGGCCATGGTGCGCGGGTCTTGCCGGACGGAAACCGCCCGCGCGTCGAGCGGGATCAACTCCACCACCCGGCCCGCGCCATCCCGGTTGACGAACGCATAGGCGTTGCCGTGGGTGGCGAAGTGGATTCCCAGCACAAGGCGGAACTCGCTGGCCGGGGTCCAGTCGTTCGCGGCCTTCGTCGCCAGGGCGTAAAGGGGATGGTCGGTGGCGCGCTCCCGGTCGTCGCCCTTCCGGCGGTACAGGTGCGGGGTCAGTTGCTCGATGGTCTCGGCAATGACCTTGATGCAGGCGAAGGAAACCGAACAGCGCATGGCGGTTTCGGGGGAGACCGACACACCGGCAGCGGTCGGCAAAGTTCCGCCGGTCAGGACTTCGTATCCACCAACGTCCTTCCGCTCGCCAACTCCGAAAAGCGCCTTGATGCCGGTAAGCATTTGCGCGGCTCCTTGCCGTTTCACTGGCAAATTCCGCCGCGTCATCGTGATAGTCAAATGGAAGTGTTAAACATCATCAATCTATATTTTCCAAAATATTCTGTAATATTCGGGGGTTACTAAGAGAGTGCGAAGGCTTCGGCCCAAGCGAGGCGTTCAGCCTCGGCGCGGGGAAGGCCGGTGTCAAACTCCATGATCGCAGCCCTTTCCTCGAAATCGTCCAAGCGGTCGGGGAAGTCGGGATAACAGGTCAGCAGATCGACCAAACTGGCCTTCTCCGCACGGGCGGCAGAGACGACGGACGGCGGCAAAGGACCGGATGCGCGGAGCCGCAGGTTAGCGCCGTCGAGGGTGACGACGGCCCCCTCGGCGCGCAGGGCGCGCAGAACGGAAACCGCCGTCATAGGGTGCTCTCCCAAGGGGGAGAGATAGATTGTGGGGGGAAATTTGCGTCCCCATCGTCCCCGCGTCCCCAAATCGCATCATCTTGTTGATTTTGTTCAATGTTCTTGGGGCCCAAGCCGCGCCGTTTGCGTCCCCGCTCGAATGCGTTTGCGTCCCCGCCAGCAGGCGACGGATGCGGATCGCTCGTTTCTTGTCGTCGCCACGTCCAACATGTTGGTCGAGTTCGATCTCAATCCCTTGGGAGCGCAGGGCCGGAGCCAGACGACGCAGACGGCTGGACAAGCTGCGGGCATTCTTGGGCCATGTCTTGTCGCGCGACACGTCGGTTGCGACCTTAAGATTGATCTCCGCCAGCAGCGCCGTGGCGGTGGCGATGTAGCTGGACCGCTCGGCCACGATCTCCAGCACAGCCATAGCCAGCGGGTCGGACTCAACAACCTCCTCAATGCCGCGCGCCCGGTTGGCCTCATAGGCGTCAACGAACTGGACCGGCTTCCACCCGAAAGCAGGAAAGCCAGCGGCGGACCACAGGGCGAAGTCGGCCATGCGCGGCAGGCGCGGGAGCGTCGTCGTGGCGCGATTGCGCAGCGCCATCGCCACGCCATCGAACAGCGCCCCCAGGATGCGCGGCGCAGCAGCGTCGAACTCCGCCCAGAAGGCAGCCTCCGGGCGGCGGGATTCCGCCGTCATGGTGGGCAAGGTCAGAGCAACGGCGCGGTCGGCCAGATCGGGGCGAGACGCCAGCGATGGAATGCCGTTCAACAGCACCGGGCGGCACACGTCGATCAGCACTTCCTCATTGTTGGTGTAGAGCGCCCGCGTGGCGAAGCCGCCCCCGGTGGCGATCCGGCAAAACCAATCCGATTGGTCGCCGTCCACATAAGACAGGTTGTCGTAGCCCAGCACCCAACCGTTGCGCGCGGCAATCAGCGCGTCGCGTTCGTCTTTCGGCGGAGACCGCAGATCGGCGGCGTTGGGATCGACCAAACGGCGCAACACGCGGCAAAAGGTCGATTTGGCAGCCCCCTGTTCGCCGTTCACCACCATGATCGGGAACGGCCCCTTGGGCTTTAGACACGCCAGCAACCACGCCATGGAAAGGCGGAAATCGTCATCACCAGCGATGTTCAAAAAGGGCCGCAACTCTGTGATCTTCCCACCTTTCAGCGGCACCGGGAGGGGGCGCAGACCCGCCGGGCGAACGAACGGGCATGGTGAACGGGGAACGATGGTCCAGCCGGTCGGCCCGATGACGACGGCGGACCAATCGGGCGTTCCCAGGTCGATCACCACCCGCCCGTCATGCTCCCCGATGCGGACGGCGGGCACCTTCTCCGACGCGGCGCCCGCGATGGCCTCGACGCTGTTCAGCGCGTCGGCGAGAGCCTGAGAGGATGGTGAACCGGGAATGGTGATCTTCGTGCCCCCATCGTCGATCACCTGTTGGTAGCGGGCGCCGTAGAGTTTCAACAGATGGCGCTTGTAGGCGCTGGACCGGACGGCAAAGCTTTCAAAATGCTCATCCACGGCGACGGTGGCATAGGCGACATGATCGGCGTCGCGCCACAACTCGCCGCGCGTGGCGCACAAGATCAGCTTGTCGCGCTGGGGCAAATCATCGTTGTCGTCACCAGGGGGCGGCGTGAACTCGCGGGCGGTTTCGATGATTTTGCGCACGTCGTCAGGCATGAGTGATCTCCGCAGCCGTTCCGGCGCGTAGGATGTCGTTGAAATCGGTGTCAGGGACGGGAGGCAGGGCAAGGCGGACGCGGCGGCCTTCGGCATGGAACCGGCGGGCGGCGGCTTCGGCCTTGCGCTGACCCACGCCGCTGGAGTCGTGATCGACCAGGATCACCACCTCGGCCACCACGGGCGGCAACAGCAGATCGACCAGATTGCCAGCGGAGAACGCGGCCCAACCGGGCAACCCCGTTGCCTGCATCCCCGACAACACTGTTTCAATGCCCTTCCCGACCAGCAGGACGGAACCGGCGGGGCAAGCCGCTCCACAAAGTTCTTCGGTCGCTCGCCATGCGGGCGACGAACCAAGATGCGCGGTGGGCGCCGTTGGTCGTGCCGGAGGATCTCCAACCCGTCCCCGGAGAGGTCGCCGTCGCGATCCGCACCGGCAGCCGGTCGAACGGCTACACGCGCAAGCTCATTGATCGGGCTGGCCTCCAGCGCCGTGACGACATTGGCGCGTGGTGCGGGATCGTCACCAGGGAGGTGGCGGACAAGCTGGCCGGGCGTGCGAACACCACCACCGCAACATTGGTCGAGCGGGTCGGCGGGGAATAAGTCCCAAAGCGGGGACGCAAACCCAAAGTGGGGACGCAACGGGGACGCGAATCAAAATTTTGCGTCCCCACGAAAATCGTAGCGATATCAACAGACTGGCGCGCAATTTTCGGCGTTGGGGACGCGGGGACGCAAATTCTCCCTTTTTCTAAACAGAAGAGTAAGGAGGGGGATAGGGAGAAAGGACGCTATAGGTCTGACCGCTTCCGCATCGCCGTGGGCAATGGCGCCACCTTTCGCTCCGCTTCCCCGCTCATCAACTCGTGAATGTGCCGGGCGATCCGATCCGCAGCGGCGATCAACGCACCATCCAAGTGGTGAATGTAGCCGCCTGTCACCGTCTTCGTTGACCGGCCCTGAATAGCCCCGATGGTCGCTTCGGTGAAACCCAGGTCGTTCCCAACGCTGGCGTGCCCATGGCGCAGGACATGCGGCGTGGCAAAGGCGCCGAGTGCATTTTTCCAGGACAGCCCTCGCCCATGTCGGCAAGAGCGGGCGCCGCGTCGTCGCCGCCTTCATCGCCGCCGCCTTCGCGCAGGACGATGCGGCATCCGCCCGAACGCAGTGGTGGAAAGTTGCTGATCAGGTCCGCCCAAAGTTGCCGAAGCTAGCCACCCTGATCGACGAGGCGGAGGTGGCCTATATGACCTTTCACAAAAGCATCGGGCCAAGCTCCACTCACCCCCCTTGAACGTCTCAACGGTGAGATCAAGCGACGCACCGAGGTTGTCGGCATATTCCGCTTGGCTCATGGTCGCAAGCGTCAAACCACTTTTCAGGAGAATCGCCAGGGCTTGATCCAACCATTCCGATTCTGAGTCGGACTCTCATGATGAACCACAGGAAAAGCACCCTGTTTCATTGATGGAATTTCTTAAAATATTTCATCCCTTTAATTGCGGCAAGAGGCGCCGCCGGTGTCTCTCCGCCGCTTTGAGACGCCAGGGCAAGTTTTTGGGACGCGGCGACAGGCCGCAGATCGCGAGGGCCGATAAGCTGCCCGCAAGCATCAACCCCCAAGCGCCGTACAACGCCCAACTGGAGCGCCGCATGAGCCAGAGCGAAATTGAGCGGCTCCTCGCCGCCGTGACGTCCACGCCGGATCTGATCGCCTCCTATCACACCGCCGCCGATGCGGCGGAACTGGCGCAGCGTCTGCGGGCCGACGGCTACGACATCTCCGAGGCCGACATCATCGGTCGGCTCGCCGATGGCGCCGAACTGTCCGACGAGGATCTCGACGGCGTCGCTGGCGGCTCCCGCGTGCGCTCGATGCGGGAGATCATCCGATGGAGTTTGAACTGA